TTTGATGCTTTCATCCGAAGTAATCGCTCTGGCAAAGTCGGCTTTCACTGGTGCATATTTAAGAACTTTCTTAATTACTGTCTTCTTTGCCATTTCCTCATAATTTTTCTTCCAAGGAGAATAGCTGCTAGAAAAAGACTGACTATACTTTCTTGCGTGCTGATCGATATCTTCTTTGCTCATCACTTCGAAGCCAAAACCACCGTTTTTAGACTTCCAGAAGGCGTATACAAAGAGAAGCTCCCCTCTATCTCTCGTAGCTGGTTTATGTACAAGCTTCGGATTTAATCCAAGTTCATATTCAAATTCATCATTCCCATAAACACAATGAGCCTGTACCGTCTGGATATCCTCATTTCTGTATACCATATCAATCATTCCGCGGTACCCAATCTGGAACTGACATTCTAATCTTCCTTTATTCTTAAACGGAATCAAATAGGCCTGTCCAAGTGGGGTGTTTGGTTCTAATCCAAGCTGTGCTGCGTTCATCAGTGCAGATAAAAATGTAATCTGACTACACTCTGCAAGTTTCGGAGTTGTATTAACTGCCGAAAGAGCCATTCTTGTAAATCTTTCTGGTGTGATTACTTTCGGAAGGGCTTTTTCAATTTCTGGCTTCATTGCATTAATCATATCCGCAATGTTCATGCCCTTTGTAAGCTTTGTTTTCTGGTTCTTCTTTTCAACTAGCTGTTCTTTTACTCCCATGTTAAATCCTCCTTTTATGCAATACCTTTTACGGTGAAACGTCTACTTTTTCCTACATTAATACAGTCTTTATAAACTTCTGGATACTCTGACTTCAATTTTTTTGTATCAACTCGCTTACTCTCTACTGTTTTCCATTTCACTTCATATGAGTTGCTATATGCCGTTTCTGCTTCTTGCATATACTGCTTAACTTCCTGCTCAATCTGTTTCTTCTCGGCTCCGAGCTTCTTTTCTAATATGGTGATTTCTTCCCTTCTTTTCAAAGCTTCATCATATGTAGTAATATCAACAGATTGCTCTGGATCACTGTCTGCATATCTGGAATTGATATAAGAAT